GGCGCTGTTAATTGGTATTGCAGGTGTGCACGGTATCCGCTGGCTCGTATCCCGAAAGGCGAAACTAACCAGCGGCACGGATAAACCGTGATAACAGGCGTGAGGTGGTTATTTGTTTTTGTGCTGTCAGTGATGGCGGCGTGCATGGCCGGCTGCGCGATCGCCCTGGGTGAATTCGTCGGTTTTCCGCTGCTCACCCTGATTGCGACGATTATTTATATTTTGATACTGGTGGCAGGCCAACACTGATTGCAGGCACGCCAGAACAGACACCTAACCGCTCCGGCGGTTTTTTTACGGATTCATTATATGAAAGTAAGCGATAACGGGCGGGCGTTTATACGTGCCCGCGAGGGTGTAAAACTGGCTGCCTATCAGGACGGTGGCGGCGTCTGGACAATTGGCTGCGGCCACACGCGCGGCGTTAAGCAGGGGCAGATAATCAACCACGAACAGGCTGATGAATTCCTCGATAGCGATCTGCGCCAGGTTGAATCCTGTATCAGTGAGCGTGTGACCGTGGCGCTCAATCAAAATCAGTTCGACGCCCTGGTGTCGTTTGTTTTCAACGTTGGCAGGCAGGCGTTTTCAGATTCAACGTTGCTCAAAAAACTAAACGAGGGTAACTACCGTGCTGCTGCCGATCAGTTTACCCGCTGGGTGTATGACAACGATAAATTTGTGCAGGGACTGTATAACCGCCGCGTCGCCGAGCGCGATCTGTTCCTCTCATGATTTTATAAAATTCTGCAAACCACTACGGCGCCACACCTGTTTTTAGCATAAACGATCTGTTTTGTGTCTCATGGTTATCATAAATATGTGGGTTTATATTTTCATAATCAGCATAAAACTCTAAACGAGCCTCGTGAAAGCGGGGCTTTTTCTTTTCTGCGCTATCGCAAGCGCCAATCTATCCCGAGCCTTTCAGAAAGTTGAGCCTGAGAACTGCCGTATATGGTGGCGACCATCTCGGGAGCGGCTTTTCTGTGCGAACAGGCTCAACTTTCTAAAAGGATCCGCAAAATGAATAATCTCGTGACCGGCAGCGCACCGACAATGAGTAGTCGTGAAATTGCCGAATTGGTAAATAGTCGACATGACAGCGTTAGGCGCTCTGCAGAAAGGCTGGCGGCTGATGGGATTTTAACCTCGCCATTGGAGAGGTTAAACTTTGAACATAACGGCAATACTTACCATGAATACAGATTTAATAAACGCGATTGCCTGGTATTGGTCGCCAGACTGTCACCCGAATTCACAGCGGCGGTTGTCGATCGCTGGCAGGAGCTTGAAGAGAAAAACGGCAAACCGACATTGCCCGGTGATTACCTCTCTGCATTGAAGGCGCTCACCGTTGAGGTTGAACAGCGCCAGCAACTCGAAAGCCAGCTTGCGCTCGCCGCGCCTAAAGTTGAGTTCGTTGATAGCTACGTCGAAGCCAAAGGATCCCTCGGTTTCCGCGAGACCTGCAAGCTGCTGAAGGTGAAAGAAAACGAATTCCGCTGCCTGCTGGTGGATCAGAAGGTGATGTACTACCTGGCTGGGAAGTTAACACCATACTCCCAGCATATTGATGCTGGGCGCTTCACTGTTAAAACGGGTGAGGCTGGCAATGGCCACGCATTCACTCAGGTGAAATTTACTCCTAAGGGTATTCAATGGATTGCTGGGATCCTTATGGCCAAACAACTGGATGCGGCGTAGTTCGCTCTCCTGATCTATCGAGGTAATTCTATGAAGAAAATTTTTCTCATCGCGAGCGCATCGCTTTGCGCGCTGGCAGGCTGTACGCACACTACCTACACCGAGGCGACGCGCGCGGACGGTTCGACAGTGAAACACGTCGCCATCGCCCCTGGTACGAAAATTACCACTGCGAGCGGCGGATGTATTGATTCAACAGGCGCGGTAACAACCTGTCCGACTCAGTGATTGACTGCTCACCGCCCTAAAGGGCGATGACTCCCACTTCAACGCAACCTACCTAAGCCGCATTACGCGGCTTTAGGATTTACAGTCGCTCCATGAGCTAACACGGTCAGCCCGACCGCGCCATTTTAATGGGTCCTTCCTGGCCCTCAAAACACCGAGGGTCCGAATACCCGCAAAAAGCGCCACGTTTTTTGCATTTTATTGGCATCATCATCATTTCATTAACATGTTGAAATATTTATAAAAAAAATATTTCAGATGTCGAAACGTTTAAATAGTGTTCACCATCATGGACCAGGAACTCAAAAACTCTCGACTGAATATTAATCAGATCGCCAGCCTGACCGACTTGCATCGGCAAACAGTAGCGGTGCGGTTAAACGGGGTGCCATTGGCGCCAGGTAGCAATCCGAAATTAAAGCTGTATTCCGTCGTCGATATATTGACGACGTTGCTAACCCGCTCGACAGACCCGTCGAGGGTTAACGTAGACGAACTGCAACCCACTGACCGCAAGGCGTGGTTCCAGTCAGAGCGTGAGCGACTTAAATTCGAGATCGAAACCTCCACGTTAATACCTGCCAGTGACGTTACGCGAGAGTTCGCAACACTGGCAAAGGCAGTGGTTCAGGTTCTCGAAACGCTGCCGGATATTCTGGAGCGTGATTGCGGGTTGCAACCGCTGGCGGTGACGCGGGTGCAGGCGATCATTGATGACCTGCGCGACCAGATCGCACAGCGAGTGTTTGAGGCGGAAACAGAAACAGATCAGGAGGACGCGCCGCAGGAGGATTAATGCAGCAGCAGGCAACGGCGCGAGGGGCGCGAAAAAATATAGCAGCAATGATCCGCGCGCCGCGACGGATGCCGGTTTCTGAGGCGGTCGCGAAATATATGCGCGTGCCGATGGGGGCTGGCAACTCGGTGCCGTGGGACCCGCTGGTGGCTCCCTACGTTATAGAGCCGATGGACTGTTTAACGTCCAGGGAATACGACGCCGTTGTGTTTGTTGGGCCTGCGCGAACAGGGAAAACCATCGGCCTGATTGATGGCTGGATTGTGTATAACGTGGTTTGCGATCCGTCAGACATGCTAATCATCCAGATGACCGAGGAAAAAGCGCGCGAGCATTCTAAAAAGCGTCTCGCGCGTACATTCCGCGCCAGCCCGGAAGTTGCGGCTCGATTGAGTCCAAATCGCAACGATAACAACGTTTACGACCGCACGTTTCTCGCTGGCAATTATCTAAAAATTGGCTGGCCGTCAATCAACATTATGTCGTCGTCGGATTTTAAATGCGCCGCCCTGACTGATTACGATCGTATGCCGGAGAATATAGACGGCGAGGGCGACGGATTTACGCTGACCTCAAAACGAACGACTACGTTTATGTCAAGCGGTATGACGCTGGTAGAGAGCTCGCCGGGGCGCGATGTAACCGACGTAAAATACCGGCGAACATCGCCGCATGAGGCTCCGCCCTGTACGGGTATTTTATCGCTATTTAACCGAGGTGATCGTCGGTGTTGGTATTGGCAGTGTCCCCACTGTCGCGAATATTTCCGCCCCACTGGCGACACGGTTGCCGGGTATCAGGATATTACCGATCCGGTGCTCGCCAGTGAGTCCGCGTATATTGAGTGTCCGCACTGCCAGGGGGAAATAGCCCCTGATCAGAAACGCGCGTTAAATGCTGGTGGCGTGTGGCTGCGTGAGGGTGAAACTATCGACGCGGATGGCAACCGGGGCGGCGACCCCCGTCGCTCCCGCATTGCATCGTTCTGGATGGAGGGGCCGGCTGCCGCATATCAAACGCTATCCCAGCTCGTTTATAAACGTCTGACGGCTGAACAGGAATACGAATTAACAGGCAGCGAGGAAACGCTAAAGGCGGTGATCAATACGGACTGGGGCCAGCCGTACATACCGCGTGCTGCATCAGAGCAGCGACGTAGCGAGGAACTGATGACGCGCGCCGAGGATTACGGCGATCGCCTGGTTCCGCCGGAGGTGCGATTTTTGCTGGCAACTGTTGACGTACAGGGCGGGAAAAAACGGCGTTTTGTTGTTCAGATTATTGGCTACGGGCAGCACGGCGAACGGTGGCTGATTGACCGTTTTAATATTGAATCATCGCTACGTTGCAATGAAAACGGAGAGGCGCGGCGAATTGACCCCGGTGGTTATCCGGAAGACTGGGATCAACTGATAGATGAAGTGTTAGAAAAAAATATCAGTTGCAGTCAGAACCTTCCCGGCGGATGCCCGTTTTGTGCATGGCCGTGGATAGCGGCGGTGAGGACGGGGTAACCGATAATGCCTATAAATTCTGGCGTAGATGCCGCCGCGACGGATACGGGAAACGCGTGTATTTATTCAAGGGCGACGGCACAAAACGTTCAAAACTCATAACCAAAACGTTTCCTGATAACACAAAACGCAGCGATCGCAAATCGGGCGCGCGGGGCGACGTGCCGGTTTATCTGCTCCAGACCGATCGACTAAAAGACGCCCTGCACAATAATTTACGGCGGGACACTCCGGGGCCTGGCTTTATCCATTTCCCGGACTGGATCGGTGAGTGGTTTTACGATGAGTTGCTATACGAAATACGCGGTGCCGACGGCAAGTGGCGAAAGCCCGGCCACGGCGCTAATGAGGCGCTGGATCTGTTTTGTTATGGTCACGCCCTTGCAGTTTTGCGAGGCTACGAACGTGTAAAAGACTGGAGCAAGCCGCCCGCATGGGCGGTGCCGCAGGCAGCAAACATTCAGATTGCCGCGCAACCAGCGGCACCGCCCGAGCCCGATTTAAAAACGACAGTAACAGAAGAAAAGCCGCTAACCCCATCGAGTGTAGGCGGCTTTTTTTAATGGGGGTTTATGAATATCGAAGAAATTAAAGCCGCGCGCGATCGGGCGTTTGTGGCATATCAGGACGCGCTGGAGGCGCAGAGCCTCGGTATGAAGGGGCGGACGCTGACGCGGCAGAGCATCAGCGCCTTGCGCGCGGAATTTGAATACTGGGATAAGCGTCTCGCCGCGGCTACCAGCGGTGGTGGGCGGCAATTTTCTCTTGTCAGATTCAGGGAATAGCGATGGGTATTTTTGGCAAATTATCAGCAGCCATCGCCCCGGTGACGGCATTGAAACGAGCGCGGGCGCGTGTGCAACTGGACGCTATTCGGGCTTACGAGGCGGCGAAACCGTCACGCACCAGGGCAACGAAACGCGAAACGCGTAGCGCGGACAACGCCGTATTTGCGGCTGGTGTATCTCTCCGCGAGCAGGCGCGCTGGCTGGATGAAAATCACGATCTGGCAATCGGTGTGCTGGATAAATTAGAGGAGCGGATCGTTGGTCCGCATGGAATCCAGATTGAGCCGCAGCCGCTGACGCTGACAGGTGATGTGCATGAGGATTTCGCCGCGCTGTTGGCCTCCAGATTCAGCAAATGGGCTAAAAATCCAGACGTGACGGGGATGTTTACCCTCTCAGAGGCTGAGCGAATTTTACTACGTTCGGCGTTACGCGACGGCGAGGTGTTTATTCAGTTACTGCGCGGCGCGGTCCCGGATCTGAAATATGAGACGCCGGAACAATTTGCGCTGGAACTGCTGGAGGCCGATTTCGTCCCGATGTGGCCGAGTGGCGCGGACGGTTCAAATCGAATCATCCAGGGCGTCACGGTGAATCGTTGGGGTCGCCCCGTGGGGTATTGCGTATATAAAAATCACCCTGGTGCCGGATTTTCAACGGACACGCGGCAGGTTCCGGCCGAAAACATGCTCCATCTCGCAGTGCGTAAACGCCTGCATCAGGTGCGCGGCGTATCGCTGTTTCATGGCGTCATGTCGCGCCTTGGCGATCTTAAATCGTATGAGGATGCCGAGCGCGTTGCGGCCCGCGTGTCAGCCATGCTGGGGTTTTATATCAAGCGTGGTGATGCGTCCGTTTACGGCGATGAGGCCGACTGGACCTCCCCCGATCAGAGCTACCGCGATTTTGAAATGGCGCCCGGCATGATTTACGACAGGCTGGCACCAGGCGAGGAACTGCAAATGTTGAGCAGCGATCGCCCCAATCCAAATTTGATGGATTTTCGCAACGGACAGTTACGCGCTCTCGCCGCTGGCACGAGGACGGGTTACTCATCAATTTCCCGCGACTACAACGGATCATATTCAGCGCAGCGGCAGGAACTGATCGAGGCGGGCGACGGCTACGCGGTGATGCAAAACTGGTTTGTTTCACGCGTAGTCCGCCCTGTATACCGGGAATGGCTAAAAATGTTTCTGCTGTCAGGTGTTGAGGTGCCGGCAGATGTGGCGCCGGAATCGTTATTTGATGCGGTTTACATGGGGCCGGTACTACCCTGGATTGACCCACAGAAAGAGAGCGAGGCGTGGAAAGCGCAAATACGCGGCGGTGCAGCTACCGAAGCCGAATGGATACGCGCGCGCGGACGTTCGCCGCTGGCAGTCAAACGCCAACGGCAACGTGAAATTAAATTTAATAAAAACGCGGGGCTGGTATTCGATACAGACCCGGCTAACGATAACGGGAGTCAGAGTAATGACGGGAACAATGAGGCTGGCGCCGCGAGCCAGCGCCCCGGCGAGAACCGGGGTGGGTGAGGGTTGGTACGAGATACGCGCGGCAGCTAATGGCGCGCCAGCCGAAATCCTGATTTTTGAGGAGATTGGGGCGTGGGGTATCTCCGCGCGGCGATTAATTAACGATATTGCTGACGCTGATTTATTCAGCGCTGCTGCCGTGGATATCCGTATTCACTCTCCCGGCGGCAGTGTGCTGGACGGATTCGCAATTTTTAACACGCTGCGCCGCCTCTCCGGTGTTGTAAATATTTATATCGACGGGCTGGCGGCATCGATGGCGAGTGTGATCGCAATGCTGCCGGGGGCGCAGGTTCATATTCCAGAAAATGCCTGGGTGATGATCCATAACCCCTGGGGCGGTGCGTGGGGCGACGCCGCAGAACTGCGCGAATATGCGGATCTGTTAGAACGCCACGAAAAAAATATTGTTAACGCCTACGTTAACAAAACAGGGATTGACGCGGAGGAAATCAAAATACTGATGGCCGCAGAAACCTGGCTAACCGGCACCGAGGCAGTAGAAAAAGGGTTTGCCGATGCTCTATTGCCGGAGGTCGAGATGACCGCCTGCATTAACGATAATGTAACAAAGGAGTTTTCTCACATGCCACAGGCAGCACAACGATTTTTCAAACCACGCGCAACCGGTGCGCAGCAACAACCGGTAGCCCAACAACCAGCGTCACAACCGGCAGAGCCGCCAGTGGCACCACAGGATGCGGCCACAATCGCCGCTCAGGCGATTGAAATGATGGCTGCGCGAGAAACAGAGCGCAAAACAGCGGTGGCGGCTGTTTTTACTAATTTCCCGGCGTTTGCTGCGCTGCAAAATACCTGCCTGACCGATACTACGTGTACTGATGCAGTGGCGCGCCAGCGCTTGCTCGATGAGCTGGCCCGGGGAGCCGCTCCGGCTGGTGGCGCACATATTTATGCGGGTAACGGCAATCTTGTCGGTGACTCGATTAAAAATATCATCATGGCTCGCGCAGGTTATGAGAAACGAGAGTCAGATAATCGCTATAGCGGGATGACGCTGGCAGAACTGGCGCGCGCATCGCTGACAGATCGCGGCGTTGGGATTTCCGGGCTTGGGCGTCTGGAGGTTGTGGGTATGGCCTTCACACATTCATCGGGTGATTTTGGCAATATCCTGATGGATGTGGCTCATAAATCCGCGCTGGCGGGGTGGGATGAGGCTGAGGAAACCTTTGATGTCTGGACCCGAAAAGGCGAGCTGACCGACTTTAAAACCGCGCATCGCGTCGGCCTTGACGCGTTTCCGACGTTGCGCGAGGTCCGCCCGGGTGCTGAATATAAATATGTGACGCTCGGTGATTCAGGGGCAACCATTGCGCTGGCTACCTACGGCGAATTATTCAGCATTGATCGCCAGACAATTATTAACGACGACCTCAGTATGTTAACGAGGATACCTCGTTCAATGGGGGCGGCAGCAAAATCTACCGTGGGCGATTTGGTCTACGCCCTGTTGATTAATAACGCAAAAATTGGTGATAAACCCCTGTTTCATACCGATCACGGGAACTTTATTGACTCGCCGCTTTCCGCTGCCGCAGTGGCAACGGGTCGCGCGATGATGAAAAAACAGAAGAACGGCAAGCGGCACCTCAATATCCGCCCGGCGTTTTTGCTGGTGTCCACTGCAAACGAATCACTGGCGGATCAGATTATTAACTCAACGAGCGTTCCCGGCGCTGAAAATAACTCCGGTATTTCTAACCCGGTACGCGGCATGGCCCAGATTATTGCGGAGCCGCGCTTTGATGACAGCGGCGAAAACCAGTGGTATCTGGCCGCCGCACAGGGGCGTGATACCGTAGAGGTAGCCTACCTGGACGGCAACGATTCGCCGGTAATCGAATCAACCAGTGGATTTACTGTTGACGGTGTGACAATGAAGGTGCGTATTGATGCCGGCGTATCCCCGATGGATTACCGGGGCCTGTTGAAATCAACGGGCGACGGTCGCGAAAGTTAAGAGGAGATTATTTGTGGCTAAAAATTACATCGAAGACGGAAAGACCCTGGACTGGCAAAACACCGGGGCAGCGGCTGTAAATGGCGGTGACCCGGTGGCCGTGGGGGTGGTAGTGGGGATTGCTCACGATGATATTGCCGTAAGCGCCACCGGCGTGCTCCATATGACGGGCGTTTTTGATTTACCGAAAACGTCAACAGACACGTGGGCGCAGGGCGTTAAATTATATCTGGCGTCAGGAAAACTCACGGCGACCGCCGGTAGTAACCCAGTCGCGGGTATAGCCTGGGGAGCC